CCTAAACAAAAAAGTGCAAATTAAAAATTTTAATTTTGTAAAATCGTGTTATAGGACTCTTAGATGGACAGTTTCTGTTTTATATATAGAGGGGGGGATAATAGGGGGGGACATATACTGGTTAATATGTTTACACAGACAGATACACAGAGATAGTTATACAGGGTATAGCTTATACAGTATATATATTTCCTGTGTATATAGTCGTGAGAGTATCTTGATTCTATGATTATTAGTTATCATAATTAAAAATTTTAATTTTGTAAAATCGTGTTATAGGACTCTTAGATGGCCGGTTTTTGACATATATATAGAGGGAGTATATTTATTTTTGTGTGAAATAATGGAACAGATACCTTTAACTAATGTTCTTGATGAATTATATGACCCTGATTGGTCTCCTGAAAGAAAAAGGGAAGTACGCAGGGCTTATAGACAATTTTTTAAAAAATTAACCAAATCTGTCCGGAAAGAATTAAACGCTTATATAAATGACGATTACTATGGTCGAGAAGAAAGAAATTAAGTTTTCCACGGAATTTGCTTCAATCGCTGAGAAATTATCGGCCAGTGGTGCTTCTGAGAAAGATATTTCTTATATTCTCGGAACAAGCGTTAGAGGTTTCAGAAAGTGGAAGAAAGAACATCCAGAGTTCAAAAGAGCTTTACGACGTGGTAAAGAACTTACACAGGCTTATTTAATCGCCCAGGGGATAAAAGCTGCTGCTGGATATGACTATGAGGAAACTACCACAAAGATTCGACTAAGAAAAAATGAGAATGGAGAGGTTGTAGAATTCCCAGAAGTTACCAAATATAAGAAACATCAATCAACAGATGGCAAGTTATTGATGTTCTTAGTGTCAGCCTTAGATAGACAACTTGGAAAAAATGACTGGATACAACAACATAAACTTGAAATAGATGAAAAGAAAAACGTTAATGTTCAGATTTCTGGTGAGATTATCAGTAAACAGATTGATGAGCTTGCTGGAAGATTGGGTAGAAAATTGATTCCAAGTGAAGTAGTAGAAAGTAAACTACTCAATGGTTAATATTAAATTTGAAACTCCTGATGATTTTTTTCAGTTGATTCCAACAGAGCCAGTAGAAAATGTAGAATTTCGTAAAGAACTTCATACACTGCTCTGCAAAGATGAAAAGTGGAAAAAAGTTTATTTGGAAATGTGTTGGGTTAAACCACAAATAATGTTTAACTCTGCATTTTTTACATATAATCCTCGTAAACCTGTTGGACTTAGGAATGTACCTTTTATTTTAAGGCCACAACAAATTGAAGGAATCACTTGTCTAAAAAATGCTATAGATAACGGACACAACATAGTGCTGAATAAAAACCGTGATGAAGGAGCAACCGAGATTATATGTAAGTTATTTATGATTTATTGGTTGTTGTGTCCTGATTCGAGTTTTTTAATTGGTTCTCGTAAAGAGGAGTTTGTTGATAAATCCACTGAGTTAATAAATGGTCGAATAGTTGGAACTCATAAATGTTTATTTCACAAATTGCTTTATGCACTATATTCACTGCCAGAATATTTAAGACCAGCATTTTCCAAAACACATTTACAACTTATAAATCTGGAAAACAATTCTGGTATAAATGGTGAATCAACAAATGAGAGTTTTGGAGCAGGGGATAGAGCAACGGCTGTGTTGGTTGATGAATTGGCTCGAATTGAACCAACAATAGCACAGTCAATTATAGAAAATATCAATGATGTTTCTGATTGTTGTATTTATAATTCAACACATTTTAAGTGGGGTTCCGCACATCCATTTAATAAATTATTGATTGAAGGGAAAACGAAAGTATTTACACTTGGTTGGGAATGGAATCCATTAAAAAATAAAGGAATTTATAAAAGTAATAAAAAGGGTGAGATAAATATAATAGATATTAACTATTATCATCAAAATTATCCAGGAGTTTTTGACCAAGTTAGTAAAGAAGATTCAATAAAAATAATTGATATTGATTGGAAAGATTATAAACCTTATGATTTTATTGCCGATGGTGGTGATAATAATTTTAATAGTTCAAGAAGTATTTGGTTTGATAAAGAGGAAAAAAGACGTAATAAAAGAGATTTGTGCCAGAATATTTTGAGAATACCATCTGGTTCAAGTGATATGGTTTTTGATTTTGCTTTAATAGCAAGAATAAAAAATGCGGATAAATCAGAACCAACTAATATTCTTGATGTAAAATATGATGTGGTTGATACAAAAGTAACTAATGTTCAAATAAAACCATCGGCCAGTGTAAATGCAGTGAAGTGGTGGGGGGATTTAATTAAGGGTCGTCCCAATCAGGAACATAATTATATTGTATCCTGTGATATTGCACGTGGAACAGGAGCAAGCAATTCTGTTGCTGCAATAACTGATGTTAATATGTGTGAATTAGTTGGATTATATGTTAATCCAAATATTGATGTGGCTGATTTTGCAGAACAAGTTTATGCTTTATGTAAATGGGTTGGTGGTGGAACTAAAGAGTCATATTTAATTTGGGAAGCTAATGGGCCTGGGGAAACATTTGGAAAGCGTATCATAAAACTGGGATATAAGTTTATTTATTATGATACTAATGAGAAATTAAGACACCCAAAGAAGTCTAAGAAACCTGGATGGTATTCTTCAAAGGGAATGAATGGCACAAAGATAAACTTGTTGAATGAATTATCTGGTGCATTGTTAGAGAGATTTAGACCAGGTAGTAAGTTTACTTCAATAAAAGTACACGATGAACAATTTATAAATGAGTTGGAATCATATGTATTTTTTGAAGGTAATATTGATGTTGGTTTAGCTGCGGCACAGTTGGAAACTTCGGGAGCTAAATATGCTCACGGAGATAGAGTAATTGCTGTGGGTCTGGCAGTATTAGCAATGAAACACCAACCAAAAGCAGTTATTAAAATTCAACAAAATTATCAACCTGGTACTTATGGTTATAGATTAGAAAAAGCTAAAGAATTGGCAGAATTAGAAAAAAAGAGTAAACAATATTTATATTGAGTGAACAATGAATTTTGTCAAAAGATTACAAAGAGCTACTATTGCGTGGAATAAAATGATAGAAGCACCATTGGCACATAGGGATAAGATGCTAAAATATTGGGCTTCTGGTTATTTTGACAAAACAAATAATTCTGAACAACATATTCTTCGGCTTGTTGACAGGGGGATGGGAATTATTGTCCCCTATCTCACAATGGCTAATCCTACTGTATCTGTAACTTCTAAGCCAATTTCATTAAAACCATTTTCAAAAACTTTTGAACTTGCTTTACAGAATTGGGTTGAGAATTATAATTTAGTAGATAATTGTTTAAGGCCACTTATAATAAATTCTATGTTCGGAATTGGAGTAGTTAAAGTTGGACAGATGTTCGAATATGAGATTGAGTGGAAAAATAACAAATTAGCAATAGGTCAACCTTATATTGAAGTTATTGATGATTCAGATTATATTGGTGATGTTTCTGCTAAGAGACATTCTGATTTTGAATTTGAAGGTCATAAATATAGGATGCCTACTAAAATGGCTAAAGAGTTTTTTGGCGGAAAGGCAGCAGACCATATAGGAGTGGATTTTGTATTACACGGAGACCATTCACCAGATAATATAACAAAAAAAGATATAACAGGAGAGGAATTTAATACATTAAAAGAATGGTCTGAATTTATTGATATATATTTACCAGACCAGGATGAAATTATTACCATACTCCCAGATGGGAAATGGGATGGAATTTTACGAAGGGTTGAAGAAAAAGATAATCCTTTTGATGTACTTGGTTATAAATATTTACCTAATTGTCCTTTACCAATTCCACCAGTTTGGAGTTGGATTGATATGGATACTGCAATTAACAAATTAGCAGTAAAGATGAGAAATCAAGCTGAACGAGAAAAATCAGTTTTAGTTTGGCAAGCAGAAGCTGTGGATGATGTTAAAAGAATAAAAAGTGCATCAGATGGTGGGGATGTAAAAGTTGATAATCTTGAAATGATAAAAGAGATTAAATTTGGTGGTGTTAATCCTGAGAATTATCAATGGGTAAATTATATAGAAAGTCAATTTTCAATTCAAGGTGGAAATCTTTATACAATGGGGGGAAGGAATAGTCAAGCTGAGACATTAGGTCAAGAACAAATGTTAATGGCTAATGCTTCTAAAATGCTTGATGATATGGTAAATCAAGTTTACAGATTTATAAAAAGAAATCTTAAAAAAGTAGCTAAGATTATTTGGACAGACCCTATATTTCAGGACAGTGTTGTAAAAAATATAGGTGGTGTTATAGAGGTTGAAGAAATCTTTGACAGGATGTCCAAAGAGGGGGAATTTAATGATTATGACATAGATGTTAAACCATATTCTATGCAACGATTTAATCCAGCACAAAGACAGCAACAAATTCTACAACTTCTTAGTGGTTGGTTTTTGCCAGTATTGCCTCTGGCCCAACAACAAGGTCTCGAATTAGACATTCTTAAAGCCAGTAAAGAACTTACAGAATATTCTGGTCTTGATGTTGCTGATTTTTGGAAAACGGCAGTGGTTAAAGAAGTTAATATGGGGAATTATAATCCTCAACAGTCAAATAAAATACAATCAGATGACCGTATGGGGGCAACAAATGCCAGTAAAAAGGCAAATTTAGCACAATACCAAAATAGCTCCCGTGCTGGGCAACCAAGTCCTCCAAATAAACAGGAATAAACAATGAATAAGATAAGAATTTTTATAGTTTTGGTAGTTAGTATTGGTTTTGTTTATGCTGGAATTTTCTTACCTTCAAGAATTAGTACATCTGTTAGTATTCCTGAGAAAATTGTTCAGTCAACAGTATATGTTGAAACTATTGTTGCTGATGGCTTGGTTTGGGGTGGTAGTGGTGTTATTGTTGGTGAAAATGGTTTAATAATGACAGCAGGCCATATGATTTCAAATGCTGCAAGTATTAAAGTTACCTTATTTAATGGTAAAGAATATCAAGCTGTAAGTTTTTATTGTAAAAATTACCCCGATGCAGATATTGGTTTTATTAAAATTGATGCAGTGAACTTACCAACTTTGAAATTAAAAAACAGTAACTTGAATTATGGAGATGTTGTTTATATTTGTGGTTGCCCTTTTGGAAATGAGTTAGCCTTTACACTTACAAAAGGAATAGTTGCAGGATTTAATAGAAAGTTAGAAGGTTTAGGGGAAAAGAGTCTTTTACAAGTTGATGCTCAGGCTTGGCCGGGTAATTCTGGTGGGCCAGTATGTAATGAAAAGGGTGAAATAATTGGTATTTTAATTGGTGGTATATCTATGTCAGATGGAATTTCATTATGTACTACTGCTGATATTGCTATTATAGCTTTGGCAAAATATAAATTAGATATGATATTTGAGAACATAAAATGAAAACAGTTCATACACAAGTTTTCAATGATGTAAAATATAATATTGATTTAGAAGAAATAGAGGGTTTGTGTGGAAGTGGTAAAGAAAAACCAACTATTAGACTTCCAAACGGATTACCTTATGGTAATAGTAAAAGAGCTAAACTTGGTTTAGTTACTTTATTGCACGAATCACTCCACGCCTCAGACTGGAATATGATAGAAGATAAGGTTGATAGAATTGCAAAAGAGATAGGCAATTTACTGTGGCGTCTTAATTATCGTCGAAAGGTAGGATAATTTTATGCCGTTTAAAAGTGAAGCTCAAAGACGTTATTTATTTGCAAGGCATCCTAAACTTGCCGAAAAATGGGCACATAAATATGGTACACCAAAAAATTTACCTAAACATAAATCTAAGGGTAAGTTATATAGACGAATAAAAAAGGGGAAATAAAATGGCAGGAACAGCAGTGGTTAGATTATCCTTAGAAACTGAGGAAGGTAGTGGTTCTCAAAAACTTAGTTGTAGATATTCAGAGGAAACTCCTCCAGAGGAAGTATTTTATGGTTATCAAATCTTGGGTACAAGTGCCGCAAATCTTGATTTAGGTGCTATCACTGTTACAAAAATACGTGGTGTTATGATAAAAGCTATTATTGGTACTGTGGGGGTTTTAGT